CAACGTGCTCCAGAAAGACGTATTTTCTATGTAGACGTTGGAAATATGCCGGCACACATGGCTATGAGCTTTGTTGAGCGTGTAAAAAACGAAATCCAACAAAGACGTATTCCTTCATCAACAGGTGGCGGAGCCAACGTCATAGACGCTAGTTACAATCCTCTAAGTGTAAACGAAGATTACTTCTTTCCGCAAACAGCAGAAGGTCGTGGATCAAAAGTTGAAACATTGCCAGGCGGTACTAACCTAGGCGAAATCACAGACCTGCGTTATTTTACCAATAAGCTGTTCCGTGCTCTGCGTATTCCAGCAAGCTACTTGCCAACAGCTATTGATGAGCAGGCTAACACTGTTAGCGATGGCAAGGTAGGTACCGCCTACATACAAGAACTGAGATTCAATGAATACTGTAAACGTCTACAGAGCATCATAGTTGAAACATTTGATCTCGAATTTAAACTTTGGCTCAATGATCAAGGCGTTAATATTGACAACAGTTTATTCGAACTCAAGTTCAATCAGCCACAGAACTTTGCTGCTTACCGTCAATCGGAACTAGACACAGCTCGAGCAGCTACATTTGCACAGGTAGTAGCGATTCCACATCTCAGCAAGCGTTTTGCATTAAAGCGTTTCTTAGGATTATCTGAAGATGAGATCAAAGAAAACGAAAGAATGTGGCGTGAAGAAAACGGTGCTAATCTTAGACCTTCGTTAGATGCACAAAGCGAATTAAGAGGTATGGGTGTAACACCAGGAGGTATGGCTGCAGATGTTGCATCTCAAGAAACAGAAGCGCCATTAGACATGGCAGCTGCGGCAGAACCAGGCGCAGATGCCGGCGCAGCCGCAGCACCAGAAGCACCAGTTCAGTAATAAATACATTATGCTTCTCAACGAATTTTTTTACTTCAATGAAAAAAACAACGACTTTGCTCAAGATCGTAGATACGATTCCAGCAAAGACAGCAGTATCATTGACAAAAAAGATACTAGAAAAATACGTCTTACACTGCGTCAAATCAATAAATTGAGACTGCAAAGCGAATCTCATCAATTGGAGCAGAAATCTGAACTGGAATTTATAAGACAAATGTATGGAACTCCAGTTGGCGAAGAAACAGCACCTGCACAATAATCCTGCGTTCGTTATAGGAAATGGAGTAAGTCGACAGTGCTTAAACCTACGATCCCTTACCAACAAAGGTATAACTTACGGCTGTAATGCACAGTATCGCGAGTTTGAACCGCATTATTTGATAGCTGTAGATGTGAAAATGGTCAATGAAATCATCGAAGCTGGCTACCACAAAAAACATCAGCTGTGGACAAATCCCAACAAAGGCATACAAACCAAGCATGGCGTGAATTTTTTCAGTCCGCATAAAGGATGGAGCTCGGGTCCCACAGCTCTGTGGTTCGCAGCCACACAAGAACATAGGACCATATACATTTTTGGATTTGATTATCAGGGATTAGATGGCAAGTTCAATAACATCTATGCCAACACATTTAACTATAAGAAAAGCACAGATGCTGCTACCTATCATGGAAATTGGTTAAGCCAAACTGAAAAAGTAATCAAGGAATTCCGACACACACAATTTTTTCGAGTTATCCAACCTGGAGCATTTATACCAGATAAACTGGGTCCTACCTTGACCAATCTTAGTCATATCAACTACGACGAATTCAGTAAAAGTTTTCCTGATACTATATATTCAGACCAAATCAATCAAAAAACTACCATTTAACATCATTTTGTAATATGTGTGTTAAATAAACAACAGCCCATACCATTTGAGGAGAATACCATGGCCGATAATAAACTATTACAACAAATGCTGGAACATCTAGTAAACGATGATCAAGCTAAAGCAGAAGAACTGTTCCACGAGTACGTGGTTACAGCATCTCGCGAAATTTATGAATCTTTGATCGACAGTGAAATCGCTGAAGAAGAAGAAAAAGACGAAGACGGTGAAGACGGTGAAGACAGCAAAGAGAAAAAGGTCGACGAAGAATTTGAAGAATTTGCCCAAGAAGGCGACGACGATATGTCCCCAATGGGCGGCACACCAGATATGGGTGATGACCTAGAAGCAGATATCGATGCAGACATGGATGACGAAGACATGGGCGACAAGTCCGAAGAAGAACTATTCCAAGACCTAGACTCTATCGTTGATGAACTACAAGCTAAATTTGATGAACTCAAAGGTGGCGATGACATGGGCGACGATGACATGGGCGACATGGGCGACGACGAAATGAAAGATGATTTTGATCTAGAAACCGTTCGCGAATATGTTGAGAAAGTTCCAGCAGGTCACGGCGCAGAAAAGAAAGGTGCAGCCGAAAAGGCTGACGGTTCTGCAGGTGGAATGAAATTTAGCAAAAATGACATGGGCGGAGCATCTTTGAAGTTTGGTATGGAAGATACCAGCGACAAAGGCACAGCAGGTGGCCTAGCAGGTAACAAACCTAAAGTAGATAATATGGGTAACGTAAATGTCCCTGGTGCTAAGAACGGTAATGCGTTCTCTACAAAAGAACCAGGACACGGTGCTGAAAAAGCTGGTGCTAAAGAAACAGCTGATAAGAGCGCCGCAGGTCTTTTCCGTGGTCGTAGATAATAGGACAACAAGGTGAAAAACTACCTCAGTGAACAATTGAGTTATGATCAGGCTAAGATTGTCTTGGAGAGCGAAGAAGGCAGCGACGGCAAAAAGTCGCTGCATTTAAACGGTATTTGCATTCAGGGAGATATCCGCAATGCAAACCAACGTGTTTATTCTTCTCAAGAAATTGGCAGGGCTGTCAAGACGCTCAACGAACAGATCTCTGGTGGATACTCAGTTTGCGGAGAATTAGATCACCCACAGGATTTAAAAATCAATCTAGATCGTGTTAGTCATATGATTACCAAGATGTGGATGGACGGTCCTAACGGCTACGGAAAACTTAAAATAATCCCAACTCCAATGGGGCAATTAGTACAGACCATGTTGCAGTCGGGAGTGAAGTTGGGAGTATCGAGTAGAGGTTCGGGAGACGTTGACAACAGTGGTAATGTCAAGGGTTTTGAAATTATCACAGTTGATATTGTAGCACAGCCCAGCGCCCCGGGAGCATATCCAACTCCAGTGTACGAACATTTAATGAATAACACAGGCGGTTATCAGGCATTTAAAATAGCAAAAGAAGTCCAAGGCGATCCACAGGCACAGAAGTACTTAGCAGAGAGTCTGAAAAAAATCATTTCAGGCCTCAAATAACAGTAGGAGAATCACATGCTAGACATCGTAAAACAATTGTTTGAAAACAATGTGATTTCCGAAGAAATCAAATCGGAAATTGACTCTGCTTGGCAAAGCAGACTTCAAGAAAACCGTGATCAAGTAACTGCTGAACTACGTGAAGAATTTGCTCAGAAGTATGAGCATGACAAAGGCGCAATGGTAGAAGCTGTGGAAGCTATGCTAACAGATCGCTTACAGGCAGAGTTAGGTGAATTGGCAGAAGATCGCCAAGGACTTATCGAAGCCCGTGCCAAATATGCTAAGAAAATGAAAGACGATTCCAAAGCAATGGAATCATTTATCTTTAATAATCTCAACAAAGAATTGGTAGAACTACACGAAGATCGCAAAACAGTTGCAAACAATGTAGCTAAATTAGAATCCTTTATCGTGGATGCACTGGCGAAAGAAATCGCAGAATTCCATACAGATAAGAAAGACCTGGCCGAAACTAAAGTAAAATTAGTACGCGAAAGCAGAGCCAAGTTTGACAATCTCAAGAAAGGATTTATCACAGCAGCTTCCGCAAAAGTAGCAGAAACAGTGCAGAACGGACTACGTTCTGAAATGACTCAGCTCAAGGAAGACATTGAATCAGCTCGCAGAAACGACTTTGGTCGCAGAATTTTTGAATCATTTGCCAGCGAATATGCTGCAAGCCATCTCAACGAAAAATCTGAAACAGCAAAACTTCTTAAAGTTATGTTGGCTCGTGAATCTGAGTTAGAACAAGCAGCAAAAATGGTTGCAGAAGCACAAGATCAAGTAGCACAGAAAGAACGTGAACTACACGTCATCAAAGAAGGTAATCAACGCAAAGAAGTTATGAGCGAATTGCTAAATCCTTTAACTGGTGACAAACGTGAAGTCATGAAAAGTCTACTTGAGTCAACACAAACAGAAAAGCTACGTACAGCTTTCGACAAATACCTACCAGCAGTAATGAATGGTG